GATGTTAATGCTCCAGCAACTGTTACAGCACCATCACTAGCTTGTACGCTAAATGCAGAATTTCCACTTGAATCATATACTTTAAAATCTACATCAGTACTTCCAGGTCCAATTTCTACTAAATCTTGTGTAGCATCTATAACTTTAATCATAGGAATGTTATTAGCCGCAATTCTGACTTCATTGTCTGTACCAAAATCTATATATTCAGTATCTGCTGCTCTACCCATTCTAAGTGAAGTATTAATTATAGATGTGATAGCTGTTTGTGCTGGAGTTATAGATATTGTTCTAGCATTTGCTCCATCAAAAGTTCCAGCTGAACTTATACCAGTACCCGCAGTTAATGCATTTGGTACTTTCAATACAGATAAAGTATCGCTTGATAATTCTATTGTTGAAGTATCAGCTGCATCCGTGTTTAACATAGTTCCATGAACTTTGTCTGCTCCAATAGTTGCCGCTCCACCTGCTGCTATAGTAATGTCAGAACTAACATTGCCAAAAATAGTATCTTCTAAATTACTAAAAGTAATTTTTTGTGAACCATTGTCATCAGCATCTACCATTGCTATAAAATCAGCTTGTGCTATACTTGATTCAGTTCCTAATTCGTTTAAATCTAATGCTAATGTTACACTATTATCTGTATCTCCACTTGCTACAGTTTTTGTAAGACCATTACCATCGGTTAAATCAGATAATAATGGTAAGTGTATTGTTGTTGCTCCACTATCCGCTTGATTATCTGCTGTACATCTTCCTATAAATAGTTTTTTCTGATAATTTTGAAAAGCTAACTCACCATAATGCAAACTAGATGGCAAGGTTGATGAATCAAAATCAGCAGAACTATTTCTTTTTAATTTTATTCTATTGCTCATTTTATTCTCCTATAAGAATGTTCCGCCGTTAATATCATCTACGTCTATCCACTTTGAACTACTACTATCATATTTTAATAAAGCTCCATTGTTTGGGCTTGTTATGTTAGTATCATTCATTTCATCAAGAGTATCTTCTCCCGAAACTTGTGTATCAACGTAATTCTTTACTGCCTTGGCACTAGGCAATGTTGTATCAGTACCAGCTGTTGAAGCTAAATCAGTATCTAATACCCCCGCTTTCAAATTATCTACTTCTACGTTGCTGATTGTATTATTATCAGCATTAATTGTTTTGTTTGTTAATGTTTGTGTAGCATCAGCTGTTGCTGTTCCATTTAACGCATCTCTTACATTAGTTGCATCGCTATTGTCTAAACTAATAGGTATTTGACTAGCATCAATACTAAAACTATCTTGAACTTTAGTAGAGTTTTGTACACCTACGCTTTTTGTAGCGCTTGTTGTTTGCACAGTAGCTTTTACAGCTTTATTCGTTGTAACTTTAGCACTTATAGCCATTATGAAGCCGCTTTCCATGTATTATCTAATTGTATTGCACTTTTAGATATAATTACATCACCTTGTATATGTCTTGTATAAATAGGATTTGCTGCAGTTGTTACATCTTTTTCTGATAACTCCCACACTCCTTCAAAATCATCTGTAAAATATTGTGTTGCTTCAGCTGGTAATGTTAAAGTTACGCTATTTCCAGTTACACTAGCAACTAAATCAAAATATATTTGAGTAACTGTTGCACTTTCCCAAACATTGTCATTAGCCTGTGTTCCAACTACTCCACCATTAGCATTAGTTTTTTGAGGTCCTGTAAATGAACTATTTGCAAAATCTTTTTGTATTTTACCTACAAATTGCTTGTCTGTATCCATTCCATGACTTGCTTCAAATGTAATAACATTTTCAAAGTCAGCTCCTTGCTGTATTTCTATATCTTGATATTGATTTGCTGAAATCATTTATTACTCCTAATATAAAAGTATTACGTCTGTTGAACTACTTTTTGTTGCACAAATTGGATATGTGTGTCCTTTTAACAAATGAAATGCTACTACAACACCATTTACTGTTAAATTAACGTTTGCTGATGTACCTTTCATGTGAACGGCTCTACAAGCGTCTTGGTCATTTCCCGTTGCAACTACTGCTTTGATATACGGAGCAACACTTTCTTGTACTGCGTAATCATTAAGTCCTTTATAACCCATAGTTTTCTCCTATTATTTAATTGCAAAAGTTTTTATCGGACTAGCGATAAATACCTTATTTTTATTACTTTCATTATCTGCCATTTTTTTATAAAAATCTCGCATATAATATTCTTTCAATTCTAAACTTCCAGCTCTTTCTGCTAATTGAGCTTTAACATAACATACTACCGCTAAACATAACATTCTATTCAAATTTACGTGAGACGATTCTGAAGGATTAGTATCTTCACTTAAACTAGAATCTTTAGTTGTTTCAGGATTCCCAGTTACAAAAGGTTCTTCAATTGCCGTATATTCTATACGTAATCCATTAGTAATATTTTCATTCGGATATATTATTTCAGCATCATCTCCACCAGTTACTCTTCCTTGATTGTCTACTACTCTTCCAGAAGTTCTTCTTATTTTATAAAGACGTAATTGTTTTCCTTGCTGAATATAAGCATACGTTCTATATGTGTCATAACTCATGGATTAGTGTCCTCCGTAGTATTTGGATTACTATGCAATCTTCTAATTGCTTTATATTTATTATCATCTTCTGTGTCTAAAACACTTACACTTTTTATAGCTACCATACCTGCTGGTAAATCATAATCTCTAGTATTTTTAACTATATTTGTTTTTTCAACTTTTGTATTAATTTCTCCAGTTGATTGCATGTGTAAAATAGCGTCTTTAATATAAGCAATTACTAAATTAGTATCACGAGAATTAACTCTTTCCATTATTTCTAAAACTTTCACGATGTTGCTCCTTGTTGTTGTCTTTGAGCTCTTTGTTGTTGTTCAGGAGCTCCTAAAGCTCCAGTAATAGATTGCAATTCAGATATAGCTCTTTGATAGTAAGAAACTGATGTTTGAAGTCTTTGGTTTGCTATACTTAAATTTCCTTGAGATGCTTGAATAACTGCGTTAGCCATTTCAGGGTCTTCATCTTCTAGCCAATGAATTGCACTCAAACTTGTTTTGCTTGTTGTGTCTACGGAAGCCATACCTCCTTCAAAAATCTTTTCAGCATCTATTGAGGTAGATAATCTTAGCATATCTAATGATGCTGCATATAATAAAGCTACGTTTTCAAATTCTGTTAATACCCAAGAATCTGTATTTTCATCAATTACTGGGGGAGCTGAATAAACAATAACTCCTTTGTCTCCTTGTTGAGAATCTACTGTTACAGTAGTTCCGCTTGCATTCGTATATGCATGTTGATACGAATTACCACTCCCCACGTGTGCATTATAATCAGGGTCTGGTTTAATATATATTTTACCACTTAATTTATAATATTTTGGAAACATTTTAGTAGGGAAAGACAAACTATCAGATTCATCAGCAGAATGTATACTAGCTGGAGGTATTTCTGATGCTATTCTTTTTTTAGCACCATCTTTACGATACACCGCTAATATTTTATCATACGCTAAATCAGAACCATTTCCAATAACACTTGCTCCAGTACTATCAAATCCATTAATTTCTACTTCAGAAGCAATAGACCATAAAAACTTTTCAGGCAAACTAGATACAATAAATTTAGCACCTGCATTTAGATGTTCTACTAAAAATCTAGCTTTAGAAGCGTTTCCAGTTATATTATTTACTTTTTCCCATAATTTCATATATATCTCCTATTCGCAAATGGGTCCCCGTAGGGAGAAAGGAGGTAAAGAACCTACAAAGACCCAATGCAAATTATCTATTCGGTTATACCCAAATAGCGTGTGATTCTGGCATCATATACTCAAAACCAGCTTCAGTTAGAATCATATCGACTCTCTTATCAACACCTGAGTTTTCTAAATTCTGAACTCCGACATAAATAGAAGTGTCTCTGTTAACTCCATTACCAACTAGTGGTCTGTATTTAACGTGATTCATGTTAAGTGCTAAGATTTTAACGTGTGAACCGTCTAAAGCAATACATCTAGCAACATTCATGTTACCATATACTGTAGAAATTTCAGTTACGTCTAATCCCATTACTTTTTTACGACCAGTTACCGCTAGGTCTGCGCCAAATAATGCTTGATTTCCAGCATTTGAAGCACCAGCATTAGTTTGACCAATGCCAAGATTCTGTTTAAAGAATCCGCCTAGTTTATGCAACCAAGTGTAAACTTCAGTACTACATAAGAATACTGTAGCTGCGTCTTGATTGTATCTTGGGTCTTGGTATCTAGACATGTCTTGTAAGAAATCGTCTATAGTCTTAGCGCTAGTCCAAGAAAATAAATTTCCATAATTTAAAACATAGTCTACTGCACCTTGGGTATGTGCGATTGAGTCTTGACTCACTTGTGTACTAAATAGTCCAGCGTGTTCAATATCCCATTTGTGTTCAATTAGCTTGTCTTTCCAAACTCTTGCCCATTCGTTTGGTTCATACTTTAGAGCTGTTGCTCTTGCAGTATTAGTCATACCGAATTGAGTTCTAAAAATTTGAGTTTGTCCATAGCCAGTTGAATATGGATTGTCTTTCCACTCTTCGTTAGTTAGAGAAGAACCTTCTTCGTGAGCATTACCTACTACGTAACTTCTTCTACCTTCTAAGTCTTCAGCAATATCTAATGAAGCTACTGCTGCTACGTTAGCGTCACTTCTCATAGCCGCATTTTCTAAAGAACCAGTAGGAAATCTTAAAATCTTTCCTTTAAGTTCAATAACTTCTGCTGCATTAATTGAGCCACCGCCAATGTTAAGTGTTTCGCCTGCGCCTGATGGTCTAACTTCAGTTACTCTAAATAACATATAATCAGTTGGAGCACCGCCTTGAGCTGTTGATGTAGTAGGAACTTTAATTACTTGACCTTTTTGGAAAAACTCAGGTCTTGTTGCTACGTCACCAATTTTGATTGCGCCATTAGTTTGTGAATATACATTTTGTAAATTACCTGCAGATTTATAATCTGAAGCAAATATTAATTGTAATTCATTTCCTACAGCGTCAATAACAGCATCACCTGCTAGCTTTTTAAAAGCTGCATCGTTTACTACTGTTCCACTTGCTTTTCTGAAACCTACACAATATGCGTATCTTTTCATAAAAGAGTGTCTTTTTTCTGTGAATTTAAATTGTGGGTCATCCGTTGGCTTTTTAGCTAGTGTTGACACTAATCTAAAGAACGGAGTTTGAGCAAGAGACAATTCAGAAAATCTCTCACTAAAGTCGTATCTTCTACGTAAATCACCTGTAGACAATGCTACATCATTACGATAGGATTCGGTTAACCCAGTACTAGTAGCTATCGCTAAAGGACTTGCTACTGGATAGTCTTGGTCAGCCATAATAATCCTCCTAAGGGTTTATGGGTTTGTTTACATTAACTTATCTAACCCAGCACCTTGAGCTAACAACTTGTCAAAAACGGCATCGTCTACTGATTTTTCTTCTCTTTGTACATTCCCACTAGAAGCAACGCTTGTTGGCATTTGTCTTACATTTTTCATTTGTTGTATTACTTCTTCACGAGCATTACCTGCTACTTGCGTATCTCGGTTATCTCTATTTTTTAAATAATAAACATCTTCTAATGAAAGTCTATGTGATTTTGCATAATTCATTAAATCTTCATAATCTTCTTCAGAAACATTGTGCTTTGTTTTAAAAGCTGCTTCTTCTGAAGCTTTACGAGATTGCATGGATTGTTGTTTTGCAAAATCTCCCAATCTTCGTTGTACTACCCCATCTACTGTTGCGTTAAACAATTTCGCAGATGATGAATTAGGGTCTGACAAAGCATCGTCATAATCAAAAACAAAATCTTCGTCTAAACCTAGTTGCTCTTTTACACTCGTTGGAGCTGAGCCGCCACCCTCAAAATAACCTCTCACATGAGAAATTAAATTAGGGTCTTCTTTCATTGCATTTAGTAAAGGCATATAAGGTTCTAACTCATTTAAACGAGTGTTAAGTCGTTTAGCTTCTCGAGAAGAATCCGAATATCTCTTTTCTAAATTAGCTACATCCATTTCTGGTTGAGCTTGTTGCTCTTGAACAGGTTCTTGTTGGAGAACTTGCTCTTCTTGAGCTTGAATTGGCTGGTCTAGTGTTTCACCCATAACTTGTTTATCAAGCTGAGAAAAAAAATCTTCAGCCACAGTATCATCTTCCTGTGGGGTTACTGAATTTTCTGCTTTAATAGCATCATCTTCTAGTAAGTTGTCCGTGTTCATATTTTCATTCATACTGTACTCCTTTTAATTTACAGTTATTTATCTTTATTTGCAACATTGTTTTTCTGTTGCATTTGCATTTCTTTTTTAGCTAAATCTACAGTGTCTTTCATACGACCTTGCAATAACTTCTGTTCAGCTTGAGTTTGGGTTAAAGTTCTATCTAATGTTTTTGTACCTTCATTAATTTTATCTTTAATTCCCGCTTGTACTAATTGTCTTTCTAATGTCTCTATTGTTCCTTCTTGGTCTTTTACTTGCTCTTCGTAAGAAGCAATTTGTGATTGCATTTGAGAATACATACTTTTTCTTTGTACTAATTGTTTTTTATTTCGTATGTCTGTTTGTTCTAACATTGCAATATCATCAATTAAACCAGCTTGATACCATTTAAAATATTCGTCTAATAGCGCCCAACGATTTATTGGTTGAGTTGAACCTGCTACTATTCTAATATCAAAATCGGCTCCTTGATAATCATTAAATTTTTCAACAACTGCTCCAAAATCATTATATATTGGAATATTAATTGAAACTTCTTGTACTGTCCCTTCTTCATTTCCAGCTTCTGGTTGAACAATTCTAAATACTTTTTGAGTACTATAAGTATATTGAGCCATTTGTTTAAATACTTTACCTACTTGTTCTAAGCAAGGCTCTATAACATTATTAACCCATTGTCTAATTCTTCGTGTTCCATATTCATCCATAGCCAACATACCACGATATGTTTCGTGACTATCTTGCCCTACACCTTGCATACTAGATGAAATACCACTAATGTATTCTATATCATTTTTACCTTGTTGGGTAACTGTATAAAAAGCATTATTAATTGGTAAAGGCTGAACAGCTGCTGGAGGGTCAAATCCTTGTCTATATTTTAACATAGCTCCAGGAGAACTTGAATATTTTTCCCACTCTTCTTCATCTACACTACCTTCGGTATATAGCCATCTTAAATTACTTGCAAGATTTGCATTGTGTAGCATTATTTGATGCGCTTTATTAATTTCTCTTTGTTTTCCAATTAAAGGCAATT